CGCGGTGCATGCGCTTATTGGTGTCCAAATTGGGCATCTTCAAAATTAATATCTTCTTCATTGAAGTTTCTTGATGCGGAAAAATTTAATTTCTGTGTTGCATATTCCGATACTGATGCAGGAGAAATAGGGACCGTGTATCAGGCGTGTAATTGGACTTGTTTGGGTCCAGTTTCGCGGGGAAACAAATATTGGATATCTCCAGACGGCAAAAGACATGACCATGAAAGACCGCGAAGTGTGGCAAGATCCAAAGACCCTCTTTTTAAGAAAACTGGCAAACTTAACCCAGAAATTGTATTAGAGATTAAGAATCAAATGATAGAATCTGGATGGAAACACGTTGTTGGCGGTGTTCGCTATAGATATGCCATGCCACTTTTTTCCAACAAAAGACAGAAGAAACAAAGACAACAGGTTCTAGATAAAATAAAATGCCCATATCCCAAAAGGGATAATGGTTTGGCTTTGAGTCAAGCGGCTTGAGATTTCTTGACGGCATTATTTATTTGACAATAAACGCTTATCGTGATTAAATGGAGGAATGAATGAATATACATGCTCAAAATCTAGGAAAAATGGGAAAAGGAAAGCCAAAGAACTTCAGCGCAAAAGAACTTCAATTGCGGAGGGAGAGGATGATTTGTATCAACAAGAGAAAAAAAGAATTAAAAACATCCACAAAAGAGCAAGAAAAGACTTCTTAATTGAGGGTAATTTATTTACTCGTTTTGAAAGGTGTTTTGAAAGGGGGAGTGGTTGCTGGAATTGGAAAAGCGCCATATCAAAAGTTGGTTATGGCGTAATCCTAATAAATGGAAAAGTAAAGCTGGCCCACAGAATAATGTATGCAACATTTGTTCGAGACATACCCAAGAACATGTTTGTTTGTCACAAATGCGACAACCGAAAGTGTGTTAATCCAAGCCATCTTTTCTTGGGAGCTACAGCCGACAATTCACGCGACATGGTAAACAAAAATCGAGAAAGCCGTCCATCGGCAAAACTTTCCGAAGATCAGGTTATTGCGATTCGACAAGACAAAAGAATGTATAAAGAAATTGCAAAAGAATACAAAATATCATGTGCCCATATCAGCGGAATAAAATCTCGTAAATTTTGGAAGAAAGTTAAGTGACTTTTTTCCAACACCATTCAGGGAATTCTAACTCTTCTCCGCCTTGAACATTTAATGGAAGATGGACGGCGATTGCGGAATAGCAACCACAAACTCCGCAAGCCCTCAACTGTGGATCGTGGGATGTTTTCCTCGCCCCAGCAATAGTGGGTAGCATTCCAGCAATACCCTTACACCCCCAGCAACCAGAAGTCGAAACTTGCATTGGGCATTTGGCGCAGATCTCTGCCCTCCTATCAGCCTCTTCTTGATCCACAAGTTGAAATCCTCCATTTACGGCAAACGAATACATAGCCCGAACCCAGCGAACAATGGATCCAAAGTTAACGGACTGTGAGGCCGTATGACTGCATGGAACACAATTAGGATCACCAGCAAGTCTGCTACACAAAGCATTTTCAATCTGCATTGGGAGATCTGGCGGAGGAACCTTTCCCAATTCAACCGTTACCTTCTGGCAGTTGGATACAAGATCCCCCCAGTCTCCACCGCGAACAACTTGTCCCTCCCAATTGACCCACCAATCCCCAGCGGGAACGTCAGTCTTTCTTGCGTAACAAAAGCGAAGTTCGCTACTCATTGACTACAAGCTCCGCTTCATAGGTGTTGTTTTCAGGAATTTTAACAGATTCCAGTTTGGTGGCGATGTTGATCTGAACGGCGTTCTGCTGATTGTTTCCATCCGAGAAGTTGATAGAGGCGGCTTCTGCCAGTTGCTTGATGTTTCTCATCATCCCAAGTGCTTCCATGCCATCCAGTTCCTGCGCGGCGTCAGCAGCTTTGATCAACACCCTTCCGGTAAGAAACTTCACCGACTTCTTCATTGCCTCAAGAGAGGCTGTTATTTCGGAGATAAGAGAAGGAACACCATCATCTTCCCAAGGTGCTGGAGCATTTTCATTGACGAGTCTTTCGCGGCACACCTTCCATCGTTGGGTATCTTTCCATACATCTACGGTTGTGTGGCTTACTTTAAGTTCTTGGGCAATTTCGTTGATGGAGCGACCAGAGCAATACATTGAAAATGCCTTGATGCAATCCAGTCTTTTTTGTTTGTCCATGGTCTCCATCTTTGCTGGAGGTGGCATTAGAACTTTTGGTGTTTCAACTTCCCAAGGGTAGGGCATTTCGGAATCGGGGTTGTCCTTCCAGATTTTGCTGTGCTTTTCCCAATTTTCGCTATGAGTTATCTTATCAAGATAGGCTAGGGTTGTCACACCCAACATCCGCATTATTTGTTTCTTTGGCCTATTAGCAACATACATCCTGAATGCGCTTTGTCTGTTCGTGAGATTGTCTGGGCTTGACCACCCCGATGAATTCTTGCTTGTTCTTGCCATGTAAAGTAGTTTAGTAGGAATTTATCAAATGGCAACCTCGGATAACGGGATAGAAAAATACGGCAGGATTTGGAGCCCCAAAGATGGCATGGCCATAAGTCCAATCCGAATTGAGATGGACGCATTTCTCATGGGCCTGACCCCAGAAGAAGGAGGATTAGGAAAAGCCCGCCATTACAAAAACATCGTATCTGCCATCTGGCCAACCTTCCAATGGCACAAGTGGGCCGAACTTTCAGCACAGGCTTTTTGTAATAGCGTCCATGAGGTGGATGAAGCTTCTGGACACAAATTCATCCGAAGTGTCACTGGACTTGCTGGAGGAACGGACTCTGGAAAGTCCTATGGAATGGCCGCATTTGCTCTGGTCAATTGGTTCTGTGATCCAATCAACACAATGTGCATTGTGGTCTCTACGAGCAAAATAGACGCAAAGCAGCGTATCTGGGCGGCTCTTGTAAAGATGTATCGGGAAGCCCGAACTTTGGGAATTGCCTCTGGCCGACTCATAGAATCGATGGATATTATCAAACTATCCGAAGAGGAGGGAGCCATCATTGATCCTCAGACGGGTGTAAGCGATGCTTCGTCGATCATGCTTCTTGCTGCTGGCGATGAATATAAGGACGATGCCCAAAAGCGTCTTCAGGGTAAGAAGAATCGTCGTATTGTGCTGGTCGTGGATGAACTTCAGGACTGTGCGAATTCCGTGATAAGCCAAGCTATTTGGGGATTTAAGGGTGCACAGGAACTTTACATCGTTGGCGCTGGCAACCCCGCATCCATATTTGATCCCCATGGGAAATTCTGCGAGCCAATCAAGGGATGGATGAGTGTGGACGAGGACACGCCGAATTGGAAAATACGAGTAGCTGGTATTGAGGGGATATGCATCCGCTTTGATTCAGAAAAAGACAACCCCAACCAGCAGGCTTTTGAAAGGGGGTTGGGTCTTCGCTACCCATTTCTTCCAAAACCCAACGATGTTGCTCTGGCAAAAAAAGAACTCGGAGAACTCAATCCTCAATATTGGCGCAAGTTCAGAGGATTCTGGCCACCAGCAGATGCTGATGATTCTACCATTGTCTCAGATGTCCTCCTAGCCCGTCATGGAGCTTTGGATAAACCGATATGGGATGGAACCCCGAAAGATATTGCGGGAGTAGATCCCAGTTACACTGAAGGAGGAGACAGGTTTGTTTTTACCCACATGAAATACGGAAGGCTTATTTCTGGAAAGTGGGCTATAGGCGTAGAGAAACAGTATGTGCTCAATCGTCGAGCGGGATCTCAGGAGGACTTTCAGTATGAGATGATCCAACAAATCCACGATCTTTCCACCAAATTGGGAATACCAAATCAATGTATAGGTGTGGATGCTTCGGCTGGCGGGATATTCTGGTCTATTGGAGAAAGGGAAATACTCAGAGGATGGCACGCCGTATCATTTGCTGGAGCGGCCTCTGATCTTCCTGTCAGTGCTCAATATGCCATGAGAAACGAATCCACTGGAAAACCCCAAGTTGGAAAGGAATTGTTCCACAATATGGCCTCAGAACTCTGTTTTGTGGCTCGTTACTTCTTGGAGTGTGAGCAGCTAAAGGGGATTACTCCAGATCTTGCTTGGGAGATGACACAAAGAAAATATGTGCGCCGAACCAGAAAGATCATCATTGAGTCCAAGACTGACATGAAAAAGAGGATTGGAAAGTCTCCCGACTTATTTGACTCCTTTGCGGTAGGATTATTTGTGGCCAGAAAGGTATTTGGAGCTATGGCGGGATCTGAGGCCATCTCTGAAAAGAAGCGAATAAACAAAGAGTCATTCAAAAAACTTAAACAGTCCTTGACTTTAAAATCCAATTGGTAGATTCTAACCTGATTTTCTATGGCCGAATTACCTATCGCTCAAGCGGACATTTACATCTTTCAGGGAGCAACCTTTAGTCAGACGTTGTTTTATGAAAATGGAACTCCGTCAGTTCCAGTAAATCTTACTGGCTATTCGGCCAAGATGCAGATTCGCTCAAAGCCCGAATCTAAAGCAGTAATCCTTGAGTTGTCCACATCTAATGGACGTATCACATTGGGCACATCTGGAGACTATTCAACAGGGGCAATCAATCTGTTTATTTCAGCAACTGACACAGGCAATCTAAGTATATGCGACAAGGCTGTATACGATCTTGAGTTGACTGTTGGGTCTGTTGTCACTAGGATATTGCAAGGTAACGTTATTATTTCGCCGCAAGTAACCCGATGAGCAAGATCTGTATTCCTATCCCATCTTCAACCGTTATTGGAGTTTCTTCGACTCCAGCGACTACCCCCAGTCTTAATATCTTCAGAGTTGAACCTTCGATTACTTCGCTTACTGGTGGTGTATCGACAAGCCTTGATTACGTCCCAACGGCCTCTGGCGTTTACCCTGTTGGTATTTGTGTGTTTTTGGTTATTTCAGGAATACCGCACATCTATCAGTTGGTGGCTGGAACCGCGACAGAAAATAGCCCATCAATCATTTTGCCCGATGACTACAATGCATCAAGCAACGCCAAGTATTGGGTTCAAAGAATGTAATAAATGAAAAAGCTAATCATCTCACTCGTCAGTCTTGGATTGATTGTATCTGGATATTCCCAGACACGCAGCGTTTTGGTTGGGACAAACAACGCTGTTGTCAGTCCGACAAATTTCTGGAGTGCCGATGCTTCAAATGCCCGTTCTGGACTTGGACTTGGAACAGCGGCAACAAATCCCGCAACCGCATTTCAGCCTTCATCTTTGGTGCTTTCCAATTTGGCATCCAGCAATGCGGTTAATCTGACCAATATTAGAGCTACAAATATTACTGGAGCTTTGTCCATTGTTTCTGGTGGAACAGGGGCAACCAATGCTGCCACGGCTAGGACAAACCTCGGACTCGGTTGGTCTGCACTAACCAATAGCAACGCAGCAACATCATTGCTTTGTTTCACAACTAATGGAACAGTATTCGCCAACACGGGGACAAATGTGCTGACGTTTACAAATGCAATTCGGGTTGCTGACACGCAAATGCAAGATGCTGAGATTTCTTGGGCCGGTGGACCGTTTATTAACTTTGAAGAAAGGGTTTTTGACGATGGCGGTGGTTCTGGTTGGCAATTCAATCAGGCTCCAAGATTTTCAGATCCTTCTGGAACACGAGATAATCTTGGTCTTGGTGCAGGGCAAACTGTTGAATTTGCCAACATCAAATGGAATTATGGGCAGGTGCAAGATTTTGGTTTGCTGGCCACTGGCGCTGCAATCTACAGCTATTCAACTACCGCTCCTGCATTTACAAATATAATTGTCTCTCTTGGTGATGGGCTAACTGCAATTACGGCATATAGGCCACTTGGATTCAATAATACCTCCAACGCCGCCACTACCCGCACTAACCTAGGACTTGGGTGGTCTGCTCTTACAAACAGTAACGCAGGGACTGGTCTTGTTTCTGTCTCCACTAACGGAGATGTGGTAAGCCCGACCAATTTCTGGAAACAGGCTCCTATTGCAACAACGGTTGCATTCTCAGCGCCTATTACAAATTCTACAAATGCAGCGACAAATTCCCGAAATCTAATCATCCAAAGTCTTTCTTCCAGCATTAACAACACAACCAATACATTACTATTGCCAACTAACGCCTCCACATTCAATGGGGATACGGCAGTAGTCATTCATTCTGGTGGATCGGGATCGGCAACTGCGGTTCGCCAAACTGGGCAGACATCCAATCTGATTGTTATTACCAACTTCGACCATGCGGTGAGATTTCTTTATTTCAATAATACATGGGATTTTTACCACAACATAGCATTTGTAGAGCCTATTTATTTTTCTGGAACCAATGCAGAAGCCAATGCGGCAGCAAGCAGAACTAACCTCGGCCTACCGCTTACAGCCCTTACCAATACAAATAATTCCAACTTCCAAGCAGCAGTATTTACGACAAACGCCGCACCCACAAATTCTGCAAACGTAAATACTGTAAACTTTAATACCGCTATTGCATGGATACAGATTACCGTTTCCACCAATGGAACTAATCATAATTTCCGTATTCCAATATTCCAATGACCAACTACTGGAGGATTGAGAGAGATATTGACATTGTCCAAGGAAAAACTTGGCAGGCGAATTTTCGTTATCTGACAAAATCATGTAATAAGAAGACCAATGTTCCATTTGATCTTACGGGCTATGGTGCAACCATGGTTATTCGGGAGTGTGCCAATGATAGCGCAGCATTGTTAACACTCACTTCTGGCAACGGTATTACCTTGGGTGGAATCGCCGGAACAATTGAAATAACAATTACCGCAACTCAGGCCGCTGAATTGACCGCAGGAGACAATGTCTACGAGATAGAACTTTACCAAGGATACACCTATATCGCCTTTGCCACTGGCAAGGCCAAGGTATATCAAGAGATTGTACGATAGCAATGGAAGTCATCGAAATCATAGAGAAAGAGATTGAGGTAATTGAGGTCATTGAGCGTGGCCCTCAAGGCGCTGATGGCGAAGGCATTCAGGTTCTGACCACTCAAGGCGATCTTGTCTATCGTGGATCTTCGGGAGTTCAACGTCTGGGTATAGGAACCGCTGAACAGTTTCTCAAAGTCAATACAGGGGCTACCGCTCCAGAGTGGGCGACAATCACAAAATCTACTGTCGGACTCGCGAATGTGGACAACACGAGCGATGCGAACAAGCCCGTATCCACCGCAACCCAGACCGCGCTAAATGGCAAGGCCAACTCAAACGCTGGCGTACCATCAGGAGGCGCAACAGGACAGGTGCTTCGTAAAGCAAGCAATACCAACTACGATACTGAGTGGGGAACAGGCGGCGGGAGCGTGACCTACGGAACCACCGCAGGCACTGCGACTGAGGGGAATGATGCGAGGATTAGTGGTCTTGGGTCTGGAGTTCTCAACTCAGTTGACCAAGCAAACTTGATTATTAGTGGGCCTCCAGCAATCTCAATTCCTGAATTTGGAATGACCCTAAATGCAGAAGAGTCATTTTTATATTTTAACGGAAGTGAATTACGTATGGGGAACGGCGGCGGTTCCATAAACACCAGCAATGGCGGCGGCTCCATAAACACTTCTGGAGGAGGTGGGATTGATACATCAGGTGATGGAGAAGCAAATGGTGGATATATCAACACATCTGGACGAGAAGGGAATGATGGTGGATATATAAATACATCTGCAACACTTGCTGGCGCAGGCGGTTCAATCAATGTATCTGCTGGAATTAATGGTGGCGGCGGTTCCATCAATACCTCAAACAACGGTGGAGACATTGATACTACAGGCTCATCCCAAGGCAGGGGAGGACGAATTGATTCACATACCGGAAATGCTGGTACGCAAGGTGGCGATATACTTACTTACTCATTACAAGAGGCAGGAGGGACAATAGATACAAGTGGAAGATGGGAGGCTGGTGGAAATATTGAAACTTGGGGAGATCACTCTGGCGCTGGCGGATCTATCAACACCAGCAATGGCGGCGGCTCCATAAACACGACTTTTGACTCAACGGTAATTGCGCCATCTCAAATAAAAACAGGATCAGACGATGGGAATACATCACAATATCAAAATGGCGGGTATATCGACACTCGCGGATCAGATGAGGCTGGTGGAAATATTGATACATCAGGAGGATCTGGCAGCGGTGCTGTCGGTGGTTCAATTAACACTTCTGGCAACTCGTCTGCTGGAGGCTCTATCAACACCAGCAATGGCGGCGGCTCCATAAACACTCGCGGAACAGGCTCCATCGAACTCGGAGCAGTCGGAACCCGCACCACGCTCACGGGAACGGCAACGTCAGACAGAGCGATTTCGTTTCCGAATGCTGCGGGGACACTGGCGCTGACAAGCAATATAACCAAGTCAGCGGTTGGTCTCGACAACGTCACCAACAACGCGCAAGTGACATCGGTCACCGGAACTGCGCCGATTGTTTCCAGCGGCGGGACAACTCCTGCCATTTCCATCAATGCGGCCACCACCTCGGCGGCTGGCAGCATGAGCGGCGCGGACAAAACCAAGTTGGACGGCATAGCGACCGGAGCAACGGCCAACTCTTCGGACGCGACTTTGCTCAACCGAGCCAACCATACGGGCACGCAATCAGCCTCAACCATCACCGGCCTAGGCACACTGGCAACCGCCAACGCCGCGACCCCGCCGAACATCGGAACGACCACGCCAGCGCAAGGGTTTTTCACAAATCTCTCAGCCTCGGCAGAACTGCAACTCCCGACCAACGCTCCTGCATCGCCGTCCGCAGGCGACCTTTACCGTGTAACCGACACGCTCCGCTACCG